CAGCCACACTGACATCGCTTGAAATACTTTTGATGTACTTGTATGTGGTGCCGCCCGGAGTCTTCAATATGTTGGCTGTCAACGTAGAACCGACTGCATATGTGGTATCGACCGTCGTTCCCGCGAAACTTTTAGGCACTATGTAGCCCTGCATGTTGTTCGTGTCGTCGGTAATGCTTTTCAGCGCATTGTTCATGATATGACCAGGCACAAACTGCACATCAGAGCTGTCCACAGAGGAAGTGGTGTAGAACATGTACTGCGTCGCATCCTTTGAGCACAAGTTTACCTTCATGCTAAGCACGCCGTCATTTACGGAGCATGTCCCAATGCTGTGCGTAAAAAAGTCGCTTGCGTCAACGTAACTTCTGTCTGAAATGACTGCCGGCACTACAGCAAAATTGTCCGAAGATGCCTCAACAGGAAGAAACGCACCACTGCTAATGTATATGTCGGAAGCAAGAAGCACCTCACAGCAGCGAGCATACCAGACTGTGCTGTAGTCATCTGAATAACCTGTCTGGTCGGCATATTTTGTGTGGCTAGGCAGCTTGTTGCTCTTCAATTCGCCGTTGAACGCCAAACCTGACACTTTCAAGGACACCTCGTCATTGTTGGATATGCTATACCCGATAGTGCCACTCTTATAGAACTTGCTGAAGGACAAGTCAAACGTGTCAAACCACATCAACTCGCCTTCAATGGTAGATATGCTGACTATCTCAATTTTATATGAAGAGGTAGAAGACCTCTTGTCGATGGACAGAATCTCTTTCAAATGAGTAGTGTTCAAGCCGGAAAAATCTGTAGTCACATTGAGATAGAAGTATGCACTTCCACAAGAATCCCCGATAGAGTTGTGTAAACTGACGTGGTATAGTACATTTACGCTTTTAGTCGACCCTGATGAGATAAGCTCAGTACACTTGGTGCCCTCCCAAAAGCAAGCGTTTATTGTAGCAGGGTGCTCATACTGTGTCATATTGGCTGTAGTCGCGGCAGTGACAACTGCCTTGGTATCACCATTATACTTTATGACACCATCCCAAGTGTAATATACGCCATCAGAGTCTTTCTTCTCCAACTTGAGTGCTGTACCAACAGGCAGCACCATGTTTCCACGGCTTACCTTATTGTCGGCGGACACACCCACCCACATGGGCAGCTTCTGCTCTATGGTCTGCTTGTTGTAGTCCGCAAGGCTGTTCGCGTACAGCTTGTCGCCGTTGTATCTGCCTGTGTGCTCCCTGTCCTCAATGGTCGCACTCTGCTTGTTGAACACCACGCTGCTCGCCGACATGGCCACTTTGCCGTTCGTCTCAACGCTGACTTCCGTAAGCATCGGTGTGAACTCCACAATATCCATGGCAATGTTGTCCTGCACAAGAAGGGCTACCTTAAAGGAGGTCTGTATGTGCCCGTTGCTGTCTACAGTCACAGGTATGGTATAGAGCACAGTTCCATCATAGCTATATTTGAGTTCCCCATTCTGTATGGACACGTTCTGCTTTCCGCTGGACCAGACAGCCACGCCATTGGAGTAGCCGGAAAACTTCGCCAGCGTATAGTCACCGTTCTTTACTGTCTCTGTAGGAAACTGCATGCCCCCAAAATCGATGTCAATCGTAGCCGAAGTATCCTGCAAAGTTACAGTGTATTTATAGTCATTTCCAAGCTCAGTATTGAGCACATGTACAGCATTGTCTAGGGTATTAATGAACGTCCTTGAAACAGAGTCGTAGGCAAGCGAAAAGCTCTTTCCGTTGATTGTGCCCGACACGACAGGATTCACGGTGTCCGTGACAGTGCACGGAACGGCCGAGGACAGCACGGAGCTTGTCGGAATGTAGTAGAAACTGCCGACACGCTTCTTGTCCTTGGTCAAAAGTATTCTGTACACGGGTGTCTTGTTTATGAGCTGCTTTGTGATGGTGTAGCCATCCACATCCAAAGCAGCCTCCTCTATGTCGAAGTTGTACACATCGTTTCCAGCGGCCCAGCCGTCATGCTCGAAGCGCAGCGACGTGGGCAGATACTTGCCCTGGTAACGCTGTCTGTTGTGCTGGAACAACGGCTGCTCGACCGGAACGAGCATGTCGGAGCTTTTGACGTCCAATCCGCTTGTCAGAGGTATTTCTTTTGTCTGCCCATCAATCATAGATTCTCCTAGAAGCTGTTCTCGTTGTTCTTGATATAGTCGATATAGGCGTGCATGAGGAACATGTGTATGCTGTCGGGTATTTCGACACCAAACGCACCGAACTTTATCAGCAACGCCGCGACATCGAGTGTGACCTGTGCAGGGTTTAGATAGTATGGCAGCGTGTCATATGTATACTTGCCGTCTATGATGTTCAGAAGCACACGTGCCGAAGATATGCGCGTGTAATCCACATCAGTATCGTCCACGCTGTTCTCATCAGACAGCGGGTCGTTCAGGTGCACAGGCTGCATAACAATGTATGCGTTTTCAATCAGCCTGTCAATCGTGGACCAGTCTATCACACACCTGTCCGTACGCATATTTGGGTATTTGCTGAGAAACTTTATGTAGAGCACGAGCATGCTCTTTATGAACTGCGACATTCCGGCCATCTGCGCCTGGAACACGCTGTCACGTGTCTGGTCAAGCGCGACCACGGCGGCAGCCGAGCGCATGTTCTCCATGTCGAATGAGGCGTTCTGTATTCCGGCAAGCTCATACATGGTAGTCTTGTGCGACTGTATCTCCGCGTCGAGCTGCGGGTCGAGCGGTGTAGGGTTGATTACAGTCATGAGGTCAGCAGTAGACCTTGATGAGTCAATGTAAAGTGCCTCGCCTGTACCATTTGATATGGCCTTCATGGCAAGGTCTACGTCGGAATTGAACACCGGAACGGAGCCTTTGTACATTCTAATCAGCTGCTGCTTCTTCGCGGCAATCCTGTTCACTTCACGCTGTATTGGGTATAGCAGGTCGAAGATGGACGTTGTGAGCTGCCTGGAGAAGCCTGTATCCCATGTAAATGTTGTCATGAGCACGCTATCAAAAGGATACTCCCTAGCCGGAAGCGTCTTTCCGCAGATGGTCACATACACCTCATGCTTCACGCAGTCAAAGTACATGCTGAACTCGACGCTGCTCTTTCCGGCGAGCACCTCAAGAAGCTCGTTCTTGGCGTCGTCGTCAAGCCCCTGCATGTACACAAATGTGTCCGTCACAGGGAAATCATAGTCCCTATAAAGCATCTGCTTTACGTTGTGTCTGTTGAACTGGCCGCTGTACATGCCAACCTCATAGTCGCTCGCCTTTATCATCTTTCCGGTATAAGGGTCGATGAATGTATGTGAGTAGCCGAGTATGGACGCGTTGTGGAAAGACTCAATACTTATGCGCTGCAAGTCGTCGTCCTTAATCAGCTTGCGGAGAATACGCTCAGCCTCGTCCTTGTAGACGATGTACTCGAAGTTCTGCTCCTCGGACATCATCTTCGGAACAAACGAAATCGTTCCCAGTCTTGACGTAATCTGGTCGACAATCTGCTTCAGGTAGTTGTAGTTTGTGCCATAACCAGTATCTGACCGCTCCTGCTCAAGAGCAGTGAACGGCGGAACGTTGTATGCTGTACGAGACCATCCGGCCGACTTCGGCGACGGAAACATCTTGTTGTAGAAAGCGCACACCTTCAAGAACTCACGAGAGTATTTGGCCTCTATGATACTATTCAACCTGTGGAAATCCTGGTCTATGCCTTCCGGGATGGACCAGTCGTCAACGGACTCGCCAGGATAAAGCGTAGGTCTATACTGCTTGGTAACGTCGTCGTGTACCCAGTTAATCATTGCCCCAACCCCCTCAAGCCTTTTGTGATGTTGTTCTGTGTGGCACCTTTCTTGAACTTCCTGAAGTCGTCGTAGATGTACTTCAGCTGCTTGTCCGACAGAGTGACATCATGGCAACCATCATAGATGTCCTTCAAACGCTCATCGGAATATGTCGAACTGTCATACCAGTCAAACGCCCCTCCTTTCTGTGTAGCCTTGCTCACTACGTCCCTATCAGGTATGTATTTGCCGGAAATACCCACATCAGACATTCCTGACAAGTAGCTTTGCAGGTTTGAAAGCGTTTCACTCACTGTATCAAGCTGTGTGCAGAAAATGTCAGCGAACGTTGCCACCAAACTGGCAGTCTCCCTTAAACTAGACAAGTCCCTTGTAGGCAGCATGCCTTTTACCACGTGCAGCCTGTTGTCCTGCACACACCTATCCTGTGCCGCCTTCACGTCGGACATGAGTTCTTCAATGTTGTCTGTCAACTCGTCCATATCAGCCAAAGCCGTATCAATAGTGTCATCCTTATCTGCCAAAGCCTCCAGTGTATCGTCCACATCATACACCCCAGACACAACATCGGACATGTAATTCATGATTGTCTCAAAGGCTTTAAGCAACTTGGTGTACAAACCATTTGCGTCCTGTGCCGAAGATGCCAAGCTCTCAAATTCATTTTTGTAGTTGTCCATCTCCAAAAATTTGTCAAACACAGCGTGCGCAAAAGTGGCGACTTTAGCTATGTATGCTGATTTAGCATTGTTGGTGAGAGCGTTGGGCATGATTGACTTTTTGATGATGCGCTTCAGCTGCACTTCAGGCAGGTAGTCCCTGGTGGGGTCATAGTTGTCCTTGGTGACATCGTTGAAGTTTATGACATCGCTGTCGTCCGCCTCAATGATGAGTGGCAGCGTATAGAACCCCTTGTAATTTTCGCCGGGTGTTATGGACGAAGCAAGGGTTATGGCGTCCCTGGCCGCGTCACCATGACTAAAGCCATAGTGTGGATTATCCGTGATTTCAGACGCATCCGTATGCACCACGCTATGTATGTCCTTATCACGGTCAATTTTACGCCAGCCGCTGAAATAGTCGTCGCCGTGCCGCTTGTCCTTGTTGGCGAAGGACAACACTGAATACCCACGCTTCAAATCAGGCCCGACCGTCTTAATGATGTCGCCAGCACCGTTTGTAACGTGAACAACCCTGTTCGGGTGGGCGTTTGAACTGTTGTCATAGGGCTTGTCCTCATCGGACAGCTTATCATCAATAGCTTCCGGCGGCAAATCAATGAACCTCTTGCCAGTCTTGTTGTCACGATACTGGGACATGTACATTGGGTAAAGTGCAGCATCAGGATTAATGTTGCCTTTATCATCAACGTCATCGTGCCTGATGTTGTACATCTTTATGAACTTTCTTGTAGCCATGTTATCTCCTTGTGCTGTTCTTAGCTATGAAGTGCTGCAAAGCAGTATCATCGTCCAAGTGGTCGAAAATACTGTCCTCGTACTGCACCTCCCTGTCAGGGCTGCCTACTATGGTCAGGGTAGTGCCGTCCTTGTTGGTGACGCTTATGCTGATGGATTTTCCAGCCAACTTAGACGCCCTGCTCACTATGGCGGCCAGAAAATCGAACGACCAGGACTGCCTTTCAAGCAAACGCACGGCCTTCCTGCGTTTCGCCTGCTCAAAGTATATGTCAATCAGCTTCCTGAGCAAAGACGGTTCCTTGTCCTTTTTCACTTTCATTGTCCCAACCCCCTCAAGCCTTTTGTGATGCTGTTCTGCGTGGCACCCTTCTTGAACTTCCTGAAGTCGTCATAGATATACTTCAGTTGTTTGTCTGACAAAGTAACGTCACGACAGCCGTTGTATATATCCTTCAAACGCTCATCGGAGTATGTCGAACTGTCATACCAATCGAACGCTCCGCCCCTGCGTGTGGCTTCCTTCAGCACATCAGTATCTGGCACGTAGCTGCCTGCAAGACCCTCATCAGACAAATCTTGTGCAGCATAGTACACTGCTCTACAGTCCGCTCTTAGGTCCTTGAAATCATAGAGTAATGTCATAAGTAAGGTGCCTATCTGCTTAGCAGCTTCCATGTTGGCATCCTGGTCTACTGGACCCTGCATAAGCCAATCAAGTACATACTTTGAATAAGTCAAGCACTCATCTATATCCTTAAAGGTTCTATTAGCATAGCTAGCTTGCTGCCGAATATCAAAGCCTACATCTATATCAGCATTTTCCAAAATGTCAAATAGTTCCCGACCCATGCTCGTAGCTTTATCACACCAGCTTATGCTTTCATTAAGTACATTCTGCAATAGATTATACACCTTCTGTGCATCTTTATGTTTTGATGAATCAGAATTAAGGTCAGACACCTTCTGTGTATAGTCCTCTACTACTGGAATTAGATTATCTAAGTATCTTAAAACAGTAGCAGCCTTGTTCATATACACCATTTTAGCATTGTTGGTGAGAGCATTAGGCATGACTGACTTTTTAATGATACGCTTCAACTGCACTTCCGGCAGGTAATCCCTTGTAGGGTCATAGTTGCCATTGGCGACATCGTTGAAGTTTATGACATCACTGTCGTCCGCCTCAACAATAAGCGGCAATGTATAAAAGCCATTATAGCGTTCACCAGGTGCTATATTATAAGCTAGACTCGCAGCATCCTTATCTGCACTACTAAAATGCTTAGCATATCGGCCATGTTCTTCAATCTTATCCAAAGGAGTGTATGAAACAGTGTGTATATCCTTATCATGGTCAATTTTATGCCAGCCACTGAAATAATCGTCACCATGACGCTTATCCTTGTTGGCAAATGACAGTGCCGAGTATCCACGCTTCAAGTCAGGCCCAACTGTCTGAAAAGGGTCTTTGTCACCGAGTAAGTGTATCTGCACAGTCCTATTTGGATGAGCATTTGAACTGTTGTCATAGGGCTTGTCCTCATCAGACAGCTTATCATCAATAGCTTCCGGCGGCAAATCAATGAACCTCTTGCCTGTCTTGTTGTCAATATACTGCCCCATATACATTGGGTATAATGCAGCATCAGGATTGACGTTGCCCTTGTCGTCAATGTCGTCACGTCTGATGTTGTACATCTTTATGAACTTTCTTGTAGCCATGTTATCTCCTTGTCCTTTTCACTTTCATTGTCCCAACCCTCTCAAGCCTTTTGTGATGTTGCTCTGCGTAGCACCTTTCTTGAACTTACTGAAATCGTCGTAGATGTATTTCAGCTGCTTGTCTGACAAGGTGACGTCGCTCCAACCAGCGTAAACATCCTTCATACGTGCGTCGGAGTACGTCGAACTGTCGTACCAGTCAAACGCTCCGCCCCTGCGTGTGGCTTCCTTCAGCACGTTCTTGTTGAACAGGAATGACTCCTTGTCTGAAGCACCTGCCACCATGTCATGCACGCTGCCCATGCTATCAAGTATACCCTGAAGCAGGCTCTCCACGTCACCAAGCAATCCTAACATAACCTTGCCCAAAAGCATAGGCTCCTCATCAGGCACATCCCCAGCCTTTGAGCACAAGTCAGCCAGCCTGCTCATGCTGTCGTGAATGACATAAAACTTCTCGCCAAACACGTCAGAGTATACAGTGCATGAACGCTCCATTCTTTCAACTGCTTCGGAAACATTCTCGGCGCAATCCTCCATGAACGACGCAGCCTTGCCAAGCATGGACTTGACCGCCACGCGCCTGGGCATACTGTCAGGTCTGGATTCAAGGGATGCCATACTGGCTTCAAGACGCTCTTCAATCTGCTTTCCATCTACCATACCTTCCTGAACAGTTTCCATGGCCGCCTGCACAGCGTCCATTGCGGCGGACGCTTCCGGCTTTCGGATGAATGTGTTCGGCAGCAGACTGTGCTTGATTATCCGTTTCAGCTGCACTTCAGGCAGATAGTCTCTCATAGGCTCATAGTTGTCACCAGTTATATCACTCATGTTCACGATATCTGAATCGTCAGCGGTGACCAACAGTGGTATTGTGTGCATGCCTGCATCCTGCAACCCTATGTTGGCAAGACTCCAGTTGCTATTGGACTGCATTGTCTCGATGTCCTTTCGTGGTGTAGCATGCCAGTTGGCGTACTCCTGCACGTCGTCAACCTTGTCCAGTGGAATGTGCTCCGTGTATCTTACAGGGCTTTGCCAGTCCTGCCATGCATCTGCATCGTCACGTAGGTAATCGTCGCCATGCCGCTTGTCCTTGTTGGCATATGCCAATGCCGAAAAACCACGCTTCATGTCAGGGCCTATCTGCGTTGACTTCCTGGGGCCGCCTTCATCACCATTCCACTCATATAGCTTCGCTGTACGTGAAGGAAAGCTGTTGTCAGCATTGTCATAGGCAAAGTCTTTGCTGGAAAGACGCTCGCCTATCTCATCAGGAGACACGTCAGCATATCGTTTACCACCGTCACCCTTCGTATATGTAGCATAGTATGGGTAAAGCGCAGCATCAGGATTGACATTGCCCTTGTCGTCAACATCCTCGTTCCTGATGTTGTACATCTTGATAAACTTCCTGACTGCCATACTACACTCCTATAGCGTTCCACAAAGCGTAGCGCATGGCCGGAAGCAAGTCAGGGTGGTACGCCTTGTTGTCCACTTCCTTGTACACCTCTCCGTTCGGCCCACGCTTCAGAATAGTCGACTGTATCTCGTGCTCACACTTGCTGTCCGCAAGAATCAGCATGTCACCGCGGCGCAGCAAATCCCTAATCTTGTCAAACATTATGGACTTGTCCGTCTTGTGAGCGTTGGTTATGTTGAGGCGCAAGTCCTCGAAACCCTCGCCGTTCAGCCTTATGTGGATGTTGAAATGGTCAGTCAAATGCTGGTCTGAGTCGTCGGCATCCCACAGAATACGCTTGTTCGCCTCCTTCGGAGACAGCTCAGGGAAGTAGTCGAAGGCTGTCCTCCAAGCAGCGCGCACCTCTTCGCCCAGGTACTCAAGCTGGGAAATAGACCTGTCCATTATATCAAGCCTATTGAACTTGCTCTCCCAAAACTGGAAACCACGCTGCTCATCATCATTCCAAACACAACCCCATATAGTATCATTGTCACCAACACCGTAATCCACTCCAAAAAGAACCCGTGACGCTTTGATGCTTGGCATAACCTCGCGAGGATTGTACGTGCACACGTCAGGATAGAGCAGAAGGTCTTCATCATAAACCCACTCGCCATTGTACTCGCGTCTCGCAAACGAGCTAGTCCAGTCGAGACCTTTGTCATGCAGAATCTTATCAACATATTCCTTCCTCTTCTCAATGTCCACAGGGTGCGGATTGTCGCGCCATGTCCATGTGAACTTCGGAACATCCCATGTCTGCCATACATGCTCGCCGTATGTCCCCTTCACCTGCGGAGGCGTTCCTGCACAGATGAACTTGTAGTCGTCAGCAAAGTCCATCTGCATAGGCTCAAGAACCTCACGCTGCATGTACTCAAGAAGCTCGCTCTTCAGGTGGAAGAACTCATCTATGACGATGACTTTCGCGGCCTGTCCACGTATCTGGTCCGGGTCTTTCGTGTTCGATAGACCACGTATCATGACCTCGGAGCCGTTGTCCATCTTTCTCCAGTTGAAACGCCTTCCACGCTTGTCCTTCAGGTTGCAGGAATCGATGATGTCGTTCGCAGCCTTGTCGAACAGCGACTCAGACAGCTCCATCGTCTCTCCGATGTACATGCACTTCGTTCTCGGCTTACGCAGGCACTCGATGAGTATGATTGCCACCTCCATGTGCGTCTTGCCCGCACGTCGGGAGCAGCAGGCAAGTATCGTGCCGTTTCCTGCGTTCAGTACCTGAAGCTGCTTGTCGAACAGTGTATGTATAATCATGTAGATGTTGTATGCATTGTCATAATCATACTCAACCTGCTTCGTCTCAGTCGGACGTCCGTCAACACGGTCGTGCAGGTATATCGCCATCTTGGCGTCGCCGTTCAACGCCCTTCTGTACATGGCACGCTCAAGAGTGTCCTTGCGCTGCTCGTTATCCTTGAAACACGTGAGAACCAAAGCGTTCACTGTGTCGAGCTGCTTTGAAGCCTCCCTGACACGTATCTCAATTAGTTTGGTCTGGTTCTTCGTCACGGCATATGTCTGTGTGTCACCATCTTCATTAGGCATATCTATGCCACCGGTGAGTGACACTGATGTAAGTAGGTTGTTCCAAGACGCATAAGAGTTCTCAGCCAATCTTACCGCGTACTGCGGGTCACGCTGTACGAACTCCTGCAATGTCATGTCGGCTGCCCTGGCTATCTCATAGATTGAATCAAACTGCGGCAGCTCAGCATTGCTGCGCACAGTCGCTACAGGAAGGTTGTCATCAGAGGTGTTGCCATACAGCATCTTGCGGATGCCTGATGATAGTGTCTCCTTGCTAGCGTGTACGGCTGATTCAGAAGCATCCTTCTCAGAAGAATATTCATCAGCCTCCATAACTGATATATCTGTCGTATCTTCCATTACGTCTCCTTAGAGTACCCTTATGTAGCTCACTGTCTTGAACAGTTCAAGTACAGCCTCCGCCTTGTCCAAGGGTACTGATATGCGTATCTGCTGCTCAGTACGCGGCTTGTCAAACTTCTTGACAGCATTGCGCTTGTACACGAACCTGTTTATCGCAGGGGCATGATACTCAGGCAATGACTTACAAAAGTTAACAGCTCCGCTGCGCGTGATACGTCCATAGGATGAGGTAATCTGCAAGAGAGACTTCTTAGCCTGCTCCTCAGATTCAGCCTCAATGTAAATGACTGGAAGTGCCTGCTCAAGAATCGAACCATCCTCGATGGACATCTTCTTCAGAGCAGCGTACCTACCATGACCATCCAGAAGACTGTTGACACCCTCGTGCTTCCACACAGCAAATGGCATCAGCAATCCTTCGTCTGCTATGCTCTTCGCCAAAAGTGCCACATCTTTATCTGTTCTCTTTTTAAGGTCACCCTGAAACGGTGTGAGTTCATCCAATGTTATTCCGTGTTTGGTCTGACACTTAATATCTATCATGTAAGCCTCCAGTAGCAGTAATTTTATCATGTGAGCAGTCCTTTGTAAATAGAAGCTGAACAGTTGAGCATGTGGTAAAATAGCACGGATGGCAGGAACAGGAGCGATTCCTGCTGCATGTTACGTAATGCTTCTGTACACTGTTACGTAATCGCAAGCTATCAATGTTATAAATTTTGTTCGACTCTTCATTTTTTCAACTCGTACCAAGATAAATTTTTCTTCTTCTGAATTGAAAAAACAAAGTCAAAAATTTTTATGTTATTGATAAACACAGTAACTTTTTCCACAGTGACCCTTTGCCTCGTTCGAGCTACTGTTGTTCCTTGTACATGTTTAACGTTCGAGGGGCAGTGTACATGGAATCTCTGCACATGATTACGTAAGCTAGTGTAGTGTGTCACTATGCATCAGGTATTCATCGAGTGCACAGGCAAAAAAATTTCTGTGTCTGTTCAGCTACTTAACCGTGATTCTAAATTCA